TTAAAGAATTTTGTAAAAGAAGCTAACAATGATTTGCCCAAAGAACAAGAATTGGTTAATATTGTTGCAGAAATACAACAGTTAATAGATTCAACCATTTACAAACTCAAATACCTCAAGTAAGGAAACATCATGCCAATGGACAAATCAGGCTCGGCTCAATCAGTCGGCAAAAACTACAAAACAGAAGTTGCCGCAGGAAAGCCTAAGAAACAAGCCCTGGCGATTGCATTGTCCGAACAACGCACCCATGCTAAAGGTAAAGTAAAGTCTAAGCTAGAAGCTGCTTATGCTAAACACATGGCTGGCACAGAAGAAAAAGGCGAAACCAAAAAAGAGTCTAAAAAGACTGAAAAAGGTGAGATGTAATGTTTAACCTACCATCCGTAGTCGGCAAAAAAGACAAACGCAAACAAGAAGAGAATGTTGGTAGCGATAAAGACATTCTAAATAAGAAGATTAACGATAGACTAAAGCGTAAAGAGAAGTTAGCTAAGGCTATGAATAAGCTATATGATGCTGACATTGCATAATTTCTTCAGATAAGCTAGGGTATAGACCTAGTTTTTGACTTTTTCTTCAGATACACACGACCTCAAACCACGATTTTCAATTTCAAATCTTTTCGAAAAATTTGTGATTGGTTTATGGTTTCATGATTTGCTTTAAAGATAAGCAGGCCATCCCAATCAGTTTAGGCGGACTCTGAGCGCCATTCTCCCATCTGGTATATGTAACCCTATGCACCCCCAAAAGATTCGCTGCGGCCTCCTGTGTGAGTCCTAGCGCCTTTCTCCATTGTAGAAGGTTGTATTCCATATAATGCCCCGCAATAATTAAACAAAATAATCCCTCCTGTAGGTCATACCCCTACAGTCCTATAGATAAGAGGGCAGCAGTCCTGTAGACGCTACCCCCTCACCTTTAATACTCTAAGCCAGCGCAGTCCATCATGTTGCCTTGATTAGCTATAAGCAAAGACCTTAAGGCCTGAACTGCACTTTTAACCATGTAACGATTGCAGTCCGGCTTTTCTAACTCTTTGACTATGAGGTACAAAGACCCAAAAAGCTCATCCGTATCGTTATAAGCCATATAGATAGACTCTTCCAAATTGCCTATTTTTCTTTCTAACTGCTCGACTTTAGTTAATGGTTTTACTGCTGTTTTCTTTGTGGTCATGTTAATCCCCTTTGGTAAGTGCTGCGATTTGTGCTGTTAGTTTCTCGATATTCTTGCTTACCCTAGCCTTTTGAATAGGGTTTTTACTTTCTTTAAATACTACCTTTTGCCAAAAAAGACTGTTTTCCAATACTTTTAAGCTATTCATAAAACCTCCCCTATCAATTTGCCGGTGTCAACTTTGTAATTGTGTGCCAACTCATCTAATAGCCTGGAAAGCTCAAAGGCCATGTCTTTTTTGCTGCCATCTAATATCCCATGCACACGCTCGTAGATATATTGAGTGGCTACGCTACTATTTCCGAATCCGTTATTCATGTTAAAACCCCCTTAAAATGCGTTTAAATGATATGTATGGCAGTAAGGTAGAAACCTAAGTAACTAACCGCCAAAAGAAAAAGAGAAAGCAATACCGCTTGATAATTCTTCATCAAATCCACTCCTGTCTAAATTTCTTAGATGGTGAGAACAAATGATTGATTTGGTCTACTAGGTGGAATCCCATATCCATACCACATCCCTTTACTACTAATCCATTGTGTTTACCAATCTTTGTGCCTGTTGCATTGGATACTAGCCAATCTAATGAGATGATGCGACCAGCGTCTATCATCTTTACACTAATCTCACGCTGCATCCCTGATGCTGATACATGGCGTATAACTGTATAGATGGTATCTGTTGGTATATCTTTTAGAATCTTACCCAACTCTTGTGCTGCCTCTTGTTTAACTGTAGTCATTTAAGTTTCCCCTTTAGTTGACTGTTTAACGGTGTTGCTAACTGTTAATGTAGTCCATAACTACAGTCTTAGGTAAATTATTTGCTCTATATTACTAATCTATCTAGATAGTGTGGCTTTTGTGCTACTTCTATAGGTTTATGTTATATTGCATCTAAATGAATCAAATACTTAGCGTTTAATTAACTCCTTAATTACTGAAAGCTATGACAAACTCAAATCCTATAGCTAAAAGCTATGACAATATGACCATTAACGAGGATGGCTCTAAAGTTTCTACTAAGAGATTGCCTCCCAATGCTGGTAAGGGTCGACCTGTTGGGGCAGTCAACAAACACACCGCTATAGCTAAAGAGGCCATCGCTAAATTCGTGGATAAGAATAGCCCCAGGATGCAACATTGGCTTGAGGAAGTGGCAGCCGGTATCCCTAAGACTGACAAGGAAGGTTGTATAAGATATGACAAGAATGGGGATATTGTGTGGATAGTCCCGCCTAACCCTGAGAAAGCCTTTCTCATGTTGCAGGCTGTAATGGAGTATCACTTACCTAAGTTGGCAAGGGTTGAGAGTGTAGGGGATGAGGCAGCCCCTCAACGCATGGTTATTAGCTGGAAAAGACCAGAATGAGTGAAGGAGTCCTAGAAATAGAAATGGACTATTGCCCTCGGCAGGTCTTTGAGGACTTCCACGATAGACACCAAAGATGGTCTGTTATTGTGGCGCATAGGCGGTGCGGTAAGACTGTATTGTGTATCAATGACCTAATTTATAGGGCGCTAATAGATGACAAGGAAGATGGGCGCTACGCTTACCTCAGTCCATACTATGCCCAAAGCAAAACAATCGCCTGGGACTACTTAGTCCGCTTCTCTCAGCCTGTATTAGCTAAAGCCAATCAGTCAGAGTTATGGGTTGAATTAGTCAATGGGGCTAGAATCCGTCTATTTGGTGCGGACAATCCAGATGCCCTCCGAGGTCTTTACTTGGATGGGGTCGTTTTAGATGAATACGCAGATATGAAGCCCTCTATTTTTGGGGCAGTCCTACGCCCTTTATTATCAGACCGCAAGGGCTGGTGCACTTTTATAGGCACTCCGAAGGGACATAATTCATTCTGGGAGGTTTACAACAATGCAACCCAAGACAAAGACTGGTATGTAAAAGTCTTAAGGGCTAGTCAGACAGGGCTACTAGAGCAGTCCGAGTTAGATGACGCAGCCAAGACAATGACTCAAGACCAATATCTCCAGGAGTTTGAGTGCGACTTTGAATCTGCAATCCTAGGGGCATATTACGGCAAAGAGATGCGCCAACTGACTGACCAAGACAGAATCACGGATATTGAATATGACCCCTTATTCCCAGTCCATACAGCATGGGACTTAGGCTATAGCGATGACACAGCAATATGGTGGTTTCAAGTAGTGCATGGCGAGATTAGATGTCTAGACTATCACTCTAGTAATGGTCAGCCGGTGGCCTTTTACGCTGGAATCATACAATCAAGGGAAGATGAAAGAGGTTATGTGTATGGTACACATTGGCTACCACATGACGCTAGGGCTAAGACTCTATCAAGTAATCGAAGCGTGATTGAGCAGTTAGGCGATAAGATTCCCCTAAAAACCCTAAAGATAGTCCCTAACTTATCCTTGCAAGACGGTATTCAAGCATCAAGATTAGCCCTTACTCGTACTTGGTTTGACCATAAGACAATAGATGGAATAGAGTGTCTAAGGCAATACCAGCGTTTATACGATGAAGACTCAAAGTCATTTAGAGACAAGCCTAAACATGACTGGACTTCTCATGGTGCAGATGCCTTTAGGTACTTGGCTATAGTTTGGAAAGATGAAGCGAAAATTATTACCGCAGATGAGCCTATCCGAGGTTTGTTTATAGGGAAAACAGATGTAAGCCTTAATGAGCTTTGGAAAGAAACTAAGACCAAATCAAACAATAGAATATAAAAAGGGTAAAATAAGCAAACATTTCGCCAAATATTCAAACATTAGGGCAACTCTATGGCAAACGATAAAGCAACGGTCAATCATTCCTATGAGGATTGGTATAAAACGATTATGGGATACGAAAGGTCTTATAAGCGTTGGGAAGCTAGAGTAGACCGCATAGTAAAGAAGTATAAGGATGACAGTCGCTATGACCGCAATCCTAATGCTAGGTT